TTCTTCACTTTACCGGTCACGGCTGTTTTTAGTTTAGAGCCAGGATTTAATCTTCTGTAGGCTTTGACCCCGGCTTGTGTCATGCCTGCTCCAGACTTTGTAGGTCTAAAGTTCTTTTTATTTCTTGCTGGCATAGAACCTTTTGAATAATCTTTTCTCATTAGATCATGCCCATTCTTTGTCTTTTATTCATAAAACCACCACCCATAGCCTTAGTTCTTTTTGCAAACGTGGCTGCTCTTGATGGTGTTGGTCCTGTATTAGCTTTGGCTTGTTTTCTTCTTACGGCACCCGCACGCTGCCCTTTGGACATCGCTCTTGCTTTCGCAATGGGCACGCATTTTGGATAATTTTTTCTTTTTTCTCCACCACTTCGACCACATTTCGGGTATGAGCCATCTTTTCGCTTGTTCGCAATATCGACCCAATTTTCCTTTACCCATGAACGTAAACCTTTTTTAGCCATTATGAATTTTGACCGTATGCTCTGCCTTTACCTTTTTTACACATACCGCCACCTCTATACATTTGTCTAGGATTAGCAGATCCACCCATAGCTTTTTTTGGTTTTTTCTTTCCGCCTGGTGTAACTTTGCCAGAACAAACTGCAGAGGCGTACATGTTTGCATATGCGCTTGGGTACACCTTGAATTTTCTTTTCGCTGCTGCTTTTCCTTTTGGACAAAGTTTTGCCATTATGATCTCGCTGTTTGTTTTGCTCTTTTGAAGTCTTTTGCTTTTGGCGCACCTTTAGCACCTTTTTTTCGCATTTTTTCACCACGTTTTCTTTTAGCGTGGATGTTTGCGTATAGGCCTTTACCAGCCATTACACTACCTTCTTTTTAATTTTCTTTTTCTTTTTTCTTAACATCGCAAAATCTTTTCCAGAAATTTTACCGTCTTTGTTAGCGTCAAGTTTAGCTTGACCACCACTTAAAAATCCTGGTTTTTTAACCTGCGAATTATATCTTCTGTTAGGCATTATTTTTTTCCTCCGTTTCTAAATATTTGAGTACCCTTTATACCAAAAATACTCGCAACTACAAGCACCCATAAATTGGTGAACCATTTTGGAAGCTCATGAAAGTATTCGAAAAACAATTTTACCTTCTCCATTGCAGTTGGATCGTCAGACATGACTGCCCACATTAAAACTACGATAGGCGCCGAAATTATTACGAGAACAAATTCATCCTTATAGTCGTTTTGTCTAGCTTCAAGTAATTTGCCTTGGTAAGTTTCTTCACCTCGGGCCATTTTCTCTGCGTGCATTAATTGTGCATCAGACATAGCCATTTTAGTCTTTTGACGGTTAGAATAAATCTTACTTCCCGCTTGTAAAGCAATTTTTGCTAGACTAAACCAAGCCATATTAGTACCAAGTAGCTTCTTTTTTCTTTTCAGCTAACATTCTCTTAGTTCCTCTAACTTTTTCCTTGTCTCCTGTAGGAATATAGTTAAAAGCGCCATCAGCTGTTGTTTTAGATCTAGGATCTACCTCAACATTCTGTTCTGGAATCTTAACTTCTTTTGTTTTTTTATAGTTCATCATATTTTTGTTCCTTTTATTAATCTTCGACCTTAATTGCAGTTATACCTTGATTTCCACTCTTTGCAAGACTTACTCCTGCTCTCAATTTAGCTAATTTTTCGTTTTGATCCATTTTATCTTCAGTTAATTGTCTTGCTTGAAGTAATTTTGCTCTATCAAGGTCCATTTTTTGCTCTCCTTCGTCTTTTTTACGTTCATTTTCCATTGCACGAAGGTCAACTTCTCTAGATTTAAGTTTTAGAAGTGGGTCAGAGTCAAATTGTGATGTAATTTTCTTCTCTTCTTCCATAAAATCACCCATTAGCTCAGAAATCAACACTGCTTTTCTCGCTTCCATGTCCATAGATATCTTTTGTAACTGTCCTTGTACCTGTGGATTCTGTTGTGCCATCTGTTGCATCTGTGGAATTTGTTTAATTGTCTCTGCAAACTCTAATTCTACCTGTTCTTGAGCCATTAAACTAATATGCTCTAAACAATTTTTTTCTATTGCAGCCATAACAGGCGGATTGTTTCTTACCATGTTAGTTGCCATGAAATTTAAGTGAGCAGTCATGTGTGCTCTGTGATCTTGTCCTCTAAAAGCTTGAAAAGGTTTGCCTGCAAGTGCATCAATGTGTTCTAATGCTGGATCTTTTGGTGCAACAGGTGCTGGCGGGGGTAAAATTTTATCAATATCTTTTATACCAAGTGCTTCGTACATTTTTCTGTACGCATTGTACAAATTATGAATTTTAGGGTTAGATGTCGCAAGTTGTAATTCTGTTTGTGCAATTGTAATTCTTTGTGACATAGAAAAAATGTTTGGATCTGCAACAGGTAAAATATCTACTCTGTCATCAAAGTCCATTTGTTTAACTTCTCTTTTACCGCCAACTACATCAAAAGGATAAACTGGTGGTAAATATGTTTTAAATAAACTTGCAAGTAATCTAAATTCTGATCTCATTGATGTGTATAATCTTTTGTGTATTGCAGACATTACACGTGAACCTCTCTCAAGAAGTGCAACTGTAGTTCCAACTGCAGCAGCTTGATTACCGTCTCCAACTTGCATGTCAGCTATTGCAGCAAATCTTTGTCCTGCTTGAACTACAATACCCATCAACTGTAATAATGTTGGTGATGGTTCTTTGTAAGGTAGCATCATAAATGAATCTCTAATATTACCACCCGGTGCATCTACATCTTTAAATTCACCTGGTTGTATTGGTGATGCTTCGTCTCTAACTCTAACACCTCTTTGTTTAAATCCTGCTGGCAAGTTTGATAGTGTACCTGCATCCAACAATTGACGGAGAGCAACGGTTGCAGTTCTGCTCAATCCGCCAATCATATGGATCAATCCAAATCCGTAGAACCCTAGTCCTGGCAGAAATTTAAAGTGGACAAAATATGGTATTCTATTTTTTCTTGGATCGTCAGGATTAAAGTTCCTTCTAATAGAAAGAACTTTTCGCGAACCTTCATCTACAGTTACAATGTATGGGAGCTTGATTCCTGTAAACTCTCCGTTCGCGTCCTTATCTTCAAAACCTTCTAAATCTAAATTAACATGGCACTCTAACAAAGTATAAACTGTTTCTGGTCTGCCTGTTTTTTTAGTTCCTTCTAGTTCTCTTTCTTTTGACTCAACTTCATTTTTAATTATAGACGGTGCATTTAATTCTACATCAGAGTAAAAACCACCTACTTGTTGCTTTCGTAAATCATTTTCTGACATTTTAATAACATGCATAATTGCTTCTGCATCTTCTAAAGATGTAGCAGAATAAGGTACAACTAAATCATCGGCAGGTACAAATTTGGATACTGCTCTTCCTAATAAATCATCGTAATAAACTTTTTTAAATGTAGATCCTGCAAGAGGTAAATGAAATAACATTTGATCGAACTCTGGTTCGTACTCCGACATCTTCTCCATAAGTTCGTAATTCATGTATTCTCTTACACGAGTCGCCTGTGCTTCTTTTTGTGGATCGCTGTTGCCAACGATTTGAGTTCTAATTGGTCCTTCTGCTGGTAATAATTCTTTGTAAGCCCCGGCTTGAAACTGTGTTACAGCTTCTGCTAGTACAGGGTGCGTGGCCCCCGAAGCGCCTTGAAAAGGCTCTGTTCTGTTTTCGTATTTAAATCCTAAAAGGTCTAAACCTTCTGTATAAGATCTTTCCCAATCTTTTCTAGATGCTCTGTAATCTGTATAGTTTTGAAATAATTCTAAACCGATTGGTTCTAGAATATCATCTGGTAATAATTCTGCTAAATTATCAAAGTGCGTTGGTTGCCCTTCGATGTTTACTTTGCTTGGATCAAAGTTTAATTCCACACCACCATCATCAGTTGGATTAATTTCAACTGGTGGTTTGTTTGCTTCTTCTGCTTTTTCTATTTCAACTTGTTGGTCGGGTCCTTCTATTTTTACAGAGGTTCCCAACTCTGAAAGAGTCTTGTCAATATCTGCCATTATTTACGCTCCTTGATTGGTCTAACATTTTTTGCAATATAAGGCAACCCATGTGGTGTAGGCCCTGATTTAGGTGGGGGTCCAGAATCGTCACCTGCTAGCTTAATAATACCGCCGCCTGCTTTTTTATCTTTAATAAATCTAATTAAAGATTCAGAATTAAGACCCATTTCTGTTAATTCTTCTTTTGAATATGTCTTACCATCTTTAGCTAACAGCTCTAGTATCTCGTCAATAGATTCCAAACCACCTTCAACATCTCCGTCGCCTCCATCGTAGTCTGGTTTCAAAGTATTTTCTTCATATATGTCTGGAACTTTTTGTGGTTTACCATCTTTACCCATTATTGTCTCAGGTGGATCGTATATTATTTCTTCTTTTCTAATAACACCATCAACAGTATCATATTCACCATCACCGATGTAATAACTAGCACCCCCCTCAGTGTCTTTTCTAATAGATATCTTACCTGTAGATATGTCTTCGTACATTGTATAATCATTGTAATCATAAACTTTTTGTCTCTCAATGGTTGCAGCTTTATCAGTTATGTCATCGCCTTTAGTCTTAATTAAGTTTACAAAGTCAAAGAAGTATTTTGGTGTGCCACCTTTTGTTACAATCTCTGGCGCAGCTTTTACAACTTTAGTTGTTTTTATTAGATTATCTAATCCTAAGTATTTAAGAAGAGCCATTGCTCCTCCCGCTCCTGTAGCTAAAAGCATATCTCTTCGTGTCTGGTCTACAGTATCTGTAGCTAATCTTTTTTCTATTTCTTTGTTGACTTTTTCTGCAGCTGTTCCAGTTCCCACTAAATTTCTAACTTGTTTTGCAATTTTAGGAAATGCTTTTATCAAGAAATAAGGTGTTGCTGGTCCAACAGACTCTGCTCCAAACTCCAACAGACCTCCCATAGTTTTCTGTGGTCCAGTTCTTTCTGCTCTTGATTTCTCTAACATGTCTGTAAAACCAATTTTTTCTTTTAAAAATTTTGTAGCTTTTGGATCTAATATTTCCACTGCTTTTTTTAAATCTTCTACACCAATTTTACTTAGATCACCTGTTGTAGTGGCAAGACTAGTTTTACCAAAAAGATACGCAAGTGCCGTTGGAAACCTAACCGCAATTTCTGGTATGTTAGCGCCTCCTGATGCAAGCTCTTGTGCATAATAAGGATATGCTTTTGGATCTGCGAACATTGTATTAAATGTTTGTATTAAAGTTCTATCTCCGTCATCTCCGTAAACCTGTTCTTTAAGAGTCTGTTTATTTTCTTCTTCTAAATTTTTTATAAGATTTGTATTATCTAAAGCAGCTATAGCCTGCGTAAAGATTGGGTTAGGTGTCCCATCTTGAAAACCAACACGGCCACCTTGTGCTGCCATCATGGTTTGATCCATTTCAGGTAAATCTAATTCACCTGTAAGAGGTCTGTCTGATTGTGGTATAGATTGTAATTGATTAAATTCTTCTGGTGTCAACTGACCACCACCTTGAAGAAACTGCATATACGGAGAGCCAGACTCTTCTAGTAATCCTGCCACCTCATCACTGTCTGGTAATTCTTGTGTAATGTCTGGTAGGTTACTTATTTCTTGTCGTCCTAATTCACCTGTTGGATCTTCTCTAATTGCTTTATTTTTTGCAGCAACATCAGCTGATACTTCGTAAGCAATATACAAATCTCTTGGATCTGTGATACCAGCTTGCAAAGCTTTATTTACATCATATACACCAATCGCTGTTCCAATAATAGGAATAGCTTTCGCAATTGGTTTAGCTGCTTTAAGAGCTCTTTTAAGATAAGAAATTTTTCCTGGTTTTAATTCTTTTAATAAATTATCTAAATTTCCATATTGTTGTTTAATTGCATTTTTACCTTCTTTAGTTTTATTGATTTCTTTAAAATAAGACGCGAATCTATCTGTTTGATTTTGAGTTTTTAAAACATTTATTTTTAAATTATTTTTAGAATCAAGCGAATATTTTAATTCTCCTGGAATAAACTCTTCAGATAAATCATTTAGTATATCCACAATTTTAATTTTTCTAGCGTTAGTTGTTCCTTTTCTAACAAACTCTCTTGTTAAATTTCTTCTTTTTTGTCCAAAAGCTTGACCCCCTAAATAAGCATTTTGTGAAAAAGTTTTTCCAAGAATATTATTAATGGCTTGTTTTGCTATAACTTTATTGTTTAATTTACTTGCTTCTTCTATACCTATTATATGATCTCCCGAATACTTTAAAATTAAAGGAAGTTTATCTGTGTTAAATACTTTTTTTAAGGCTGCGTGATCAGCTCTTAAACTTGATCTTATATATCCTTTTTTAACACCAGCTAACTCTTCAAGATTACTTTCAAGTTGTGCTCTATATCTATCAATTTTATTTACTTTAGATAAATAGCTTTCAGATAATTTTGGAAAATGGTAATTTAATATTTCTGCTCTGCTTTTGGCTGGTAAAGTTAATTGATCGATCTCTCCCATAAATTTAACAGCATCGTCTGTTTTTAACCAAGAACTAGCTTCAATTAGTTGTGACCTATAGCCTATATCTCTTTTGTCCTTCACAGCCCAAGACATAAAATCTCTTATGTCTTTTTTAAAAGCAGGATTATTTTTTATTAAATAACTATGAAATGTTTTTTTATAGAAAGGTTCAGGGGTGTCTATTGTTCTGCCCAGAGCAACCTTTTTTGTTAAACCGCTTGATCCAGGATCTGCACCTTTAATTCCTAATATTTCAAGATTTTTAAATACTGGGAAACCTTTTGAACTTGTAATAAATCTTTCAAACCTAAGCGGTCCACCTTTATATATTGCTTTTTTACTTTCTTTAGCCCAATCTTTTTTAAGTTTAGACATTGCCTCTTCATACTGACCTAATTTAAATCGTTTAGAATTTTTCTTAAACCAATCTTTTACCCAGTTATTAATATTAGAGTCTATTTTTTGTGCTCCTTTTCTACCTTCATCAAAAGTTTTTGTAACTACTTGTCTTTGTAACTTTAATCTTTGATCAGCAAATTTTTCTCTAGCAGCGTGTGATTTAAAAAAATTAGTTTCATATTCTCCAGTCCACCTTCCGTCCTTATTTAAAACTTTAATTACAAGAGCGTAGCCTTTATCTGGGGAATAATATCTTACCTTTGATTTTATTCCTGCTTTTTTTAATTCTGGAATCGTCATGTCAGGATCAAATTTAGGGTTATCTAGAACGGGTGCTCTAAAGTTCTCTCTGTCCCCAACTTTCTCTCCTTGTATCACGCCACCACCTAACGCAAACCTATCTCGTAGTGTCGGTGTTAACGATTCAAACTCATTGGTTGCTGGATTAAATAAGTACTTCAACAATACCTCCTCTTGCAAAACCTTCTGTTGGATCTAGGTCTCTAGGGTGTGCACCATTCTCTTCGATGTATTTTAATTCATCAAATGTTTCGTCACCGTAAAGGTCTACGTTGTTAAATTTTGTTTTAGTTCTGTCTACGTTAAGATCTAAATCACTAATGATACCTTCTTGTTTAATTGGCACAACCTCTGCTGTCTCTAACAACTCATCGCCTGGTAATACTTTAGTATCTTCTGGTGCAATCTCATTTTTAATTTTAACTAGATTAGCTCTTTTTATATTTTGATTTTTAATATCTTCTTTTGTTTTAAAGAAAGGATTATTCCCTTCTTCAATAGTTTTAATAACCTTGTCTACATCTGCAATCTCTTGTTCTAGCTCACCAGGTAGACTGTAGTGTTCATATGTATTGCCTGGTGCATTTTTATTTAAAGGCACAATGCCTTTCTTTCTAAATTCAAATCGACCTGGGTATCTTATACCTGAAGAACTAAAAGCATTTTCATCTATGTGCTTTCCTACTATATCAAAAGCGTTGTCACCGTAGTGGTGTCTAAATACTTTAATAGGATCAATGAAAGGATGATTACCTTTTTTCATAGCATCATAAATACGTGGTTGAACTGATATGGTTCCCGATTCAATCTCATCTCTTAAAAACTGTCTTGTTAAAGATCTATACAAAGCTTCGTTAGGGCCATAACCTTTACCTTGATATAAATTTTTTACTCTAGTTTCATTATCTATTTTTGTTTTGCCTGATCTAATGTCTTCTATTTCTTTAACAGCTTTTTCCATTTTTTTTAATGATTCGTCCATAGATGCAAAAATGCCTTGATCTTTTATGTATTCTTCGTCGAGACGTTTCTCAAGAGCTTGGTTGCCAGATCTTCTCCTGTTTAAAAAATTAGATGTAAAATCTTTATAAATTTTTTCTGGCTCTTTACCCACATCTATTAAATCATTACTCAACTGATTTACTTTATCATCTAGTTGCTTATATATTTTTAAATTGTAAA